ACACAAACAGTATCAATGATGAATAGCTCAACCGTAGGAGGTTGGGATGATGCTGCACCTTTTCAGATAGGCTGGAAAGACAAACAAACTAATTTAGGCAAAGAGTATATGAAAATTTTTGTCAAAGTTTTCGGGTTTCAACCATCTAAGGATGGTAAATGGTCCGTAGATTTTGACAAAGTGAAGGAAAAACTCCAAGCCAAAAAGAAGTGGGTTCGTACTTCCAACCCTCAATCTTTGGTGAATCTCTATACATCACACATGAAAGATGCCCCTTGCGGTACTTTTCTTGATTTCGGAACCGGTGATGGTGTCCTCGGCGCAGCCTTAGCTAAAGCTTTGAAAATTCCTGTACAAGGAATTCATCAAACTGATATAGTTAAAACTGTGTTGGATGACGCGTACTGGGTAGATATTGAAAAAATGTATTCAAATTGGTTGCTCTATGATGTTATTCTGGTAAATCATGTTTTACACCATATTATCCCTGGTCAAGTTAAGTCTTCAAAAACTGCAACGTTAGATACGTTGTTTAATAGATTAACTCCAGGTGGTTATTTATTAATACATGATCATCAGGTACATACAGACGAACAATATGAATGCGCTGAATTTCTTCATTTCTGCTACGATTTCTTGAATGGTACTGTTACAGTGGATGATTGGGCCCCAGGTAAATATTCATCGAAAAGTGTTTATACCACAATGTCAAACGTCCTAAAGATGTTTTCACCTTTAAAAGGAGTTGATATTGTGCACAAAAAACAAGATCCGTATAATTTTACCGTGTGGATTCGAAAGTCCCCTATTGAGGTATCGGAAATGGCTTCTGTTGTTTCTTCGGCTACAAATGTAAATCCTACTGTAAATACAATTGTAAATAGTAAAGTGCAGGGTGAAAATCCCGTTGCAGTCACTCAGGGTGCAAATCCCGCTGTAGTGGCTCCACTTTCTGTTAAATCTACGAAAACTAGTCAGGGTGCAAATCCCATTCCTCCTGCTCAGGGTGTAAATCCCGTTAATCCAGGTCAACCAGTTTTTCCGCCGAATAACAACAACAATAATCCTCCGCCAAACCCACCAATTGTACCATTGCCACCCGTTAATCAAGGTGGTAATCCAATTGTTCCTCAACCTATCTTGAACCCTCCTCCTCTTCCCCAGCCTGCTGTGCTCCCGCCAAAATACGTTTGGGGGAGTATACGTAACTGGGTTAAGAAACGGAAGGTATCCATTCAAGATAATAAGGCCTTGGTTGATTATTGTAAGCTCCATGGTATTGACTATGAAATAAACCCAGGAAAGGTTGGTAACACCCACCCCTTCTCAGCGATGTTTCGTGATCTTGCCGTAAAAGACTTTCTTGCCCGGGTGGGTCATGACAAGAAGTCGATGGTTATTTTGGATTGGTATGGTTCTGAACGTAATAAGTTTTATAAACCTTACGACTCAGATTGTGAGCTCACATGGTGTCCTACACCTGTCCATACTATTCAAGGAGATGCCGCCCGAGGTTTCAAGCGTGCAGGAATGCCGATTGTTTATGATACAGCTCTTGTTCAAGACGTGTATCAGTCAGGAAGACATTATTCTGATCCTCTTTCTCCCATTGTGTTAGCACAATTGGCGGCCGGGTCCGTTTCAGGTGAAGCTTATGTGCTAGTACGTCCTTTTGTTGGCGATGCTGGTGTGGATTCCGAGTCTTGGGATGAGGGAGCATGGTACCGAACGCACGGGTTGATTAATTTTTCTCCCGATCCGCAGAGTACATCTTATGCTCCTCATCCTGATGCTAATTGGTTATTCCAACACCGCTCCTATCAAGGGTTAGCTATTAGTGCTATGGCAACATTTGGTCCGTATACTTTGTTCTGTGTAGCAAAAGAACCAATTGACGCGCAAGAATTAGCACCTATGGAACCACTTCCTAATGCTACAATTGAAATTCATAAGATATTGATTCCTAATTGGAGTAATTCTTGGATTCCTCGTTGTATGTTAGAAAATGTTCCCTGGCCTCTAAGTTATGTGGTTACCACTCGGCCAGTTCCAGTGTATATACCTGTATTTTTAGATAAAAACATAATGTATAGATGTCGTTCTATTTCTGGCTCTTTGATTGATTCGATTCGTGGCACGGTTACAAATGCCTTTATGGATTCCCCAACTATGCGATCTATCAAGATGCGATTTCCTCGTTACTATAATGAAGTGCTGTATGGGACTACCTATGCAGTTATGTTAAGTAGACGTGAAGAGGATGTTCAAGACTTGGTTGAGACAGTACACGATTTTCATGATGTTGAGACTGATTTAGTCAACGCCCGCTCTGGTATTACGCGAGTTCCTATAACACGGTATGCCAAGTTGTTGGGAGGTTTGATTTTAGGTCTTATTACAGTGCATAAGATTTTTCGTATTTGTTACGCGTTGGGTAATTTTGGAGGTCGACCCCCGTTCATGGCGATCTTTTCTCAATTGGGACGTTACTTAGACAAGGCTTGTAATAGGGTGATAGCTACTACAAAAGATGTGTTAAGCCCCTCTTTGGAGAAAACCAATACAGTTGTGCTCAAATATTTTAATGGTGTCAAAACCATCGTCGATGAAAACACACCCGTTCAAGTTATAAATGCAGTTACCGAGTGTAAAGACACTGGAAAAGAATTTGTTTCTCTTATGAAAAAACATTCTGTGTTCCGGTTCTCTATGCAAGAAATTCGTATGTATGCTTACGCGTGTTATGTTGCCGTCGGTGCTCCTCTTGTTGAAGAATATTTGCGTTACTGGCCTTGGCTTTCGAATGTACAAATGGTTTTTGAGATGTGTGAAAAATATTTTTTAATGAAGTCACGTAGTGCGGCTTTATTTTCTTTTATCTTTCATACTTCTTTAAATGTACTGACAAAGTTAGGTGTTCCTTATCCTGTGCGAGTAGCTTTACATAGCTATTGGAATATGATGGCAATTAATGCTGGGGGAATGGCGATGATGGAAGATTATCAAGCTGCTGAAGCTTTGAAAGCAACTGAAGAAGCTGCAAAATCCATATCCGCCCCTGTTGCGTCAGCGTTTTCCTCTATGTTGTGTTTGTTGTTTGCCCCTAAGGAATCCAGTGACATAGTTACAACCGTTCGGACTAGTAGAGCTCTAGGAGTTCCTGTCAATGTGCCAATAGGTGTTCATCCCATACCTCCATTGACCATGTTCTCCGCTACGAATAGCAAGCCGTATCAACCTACTCTTAGGCCGGATGCAGTTATTCGTTTAAAAATTGACGGTGTTGATACGCCAATTGTTCCTTCTACTTCAGATTTCTTGTACCAATGGAGTGAGTCCAACTCTTGTACGAGAGGAATCTACCCTTTGTTGTCCCCTGTGAATTTTATGCATCGACCGGCAGTTAGTCCTATTAATTTGTTAAATGCGGTGTTGATGCGTACAGCTAATAATCCTTACCACAAGATTGTGGGTGATGATCCGGTGGCTTTTGAACTTTTGAATGATCAAATAACAGCCCGTTGGGAGAAAGTGTGTGACCGTAGGTTGCCTTTATACCCACGTGATGTTGTTACAACATATACATTAGAACAAGCTGTCTCGTCAATGCCTTCTGCCAAGAAGAAAAGGATTTTGAACGCTGCTCGCAAGGCCAATAATGAGGGGCCTCTTTTTGAGGATTCTAAATCTATCTCCATTAAACATGATGAAGTTATATGTGCCAAGGTAGTACAAGGTCAGATGTCTATTAAACCGAGAGCAATCGTGCAGTTTTCTCCGCTATTTATAGCCGAACAAACTGCAGTTGCTCATACGTTATCTGATGTACTCCATGAAATGTATAATGAATTTGTAATTTATAAAGTTGTTATCCCTGGTTTGAATAAAACAGTTGATGTGTCGTATATTTTTGCTTCGGGCTATACAGTTGAACGATTGAATTCCTGTATGCAATACGTAGCTAATACACACGATCGAGTGTTTGTTTTTGTAGCTGGAGATGATGGCTTGATAAAATGGGGTCCACTGGCGACTTTTATGGGTTGTGAATGGTCTGAAAATGATTACAGCATGTATGATCACTCCCAAGGTAAAGGTCCAATGGTGGATTCTGATAGACGCAAATTTGAAAGAATGGGCCTTCCTGTAGATTTTATTTCCCGGAATGAGGTCTCTAGTACCAGTCGATTTACTATCCGCTTTTTGAAGAAACTCATGAAGCTGAGAATAAGTCTCAAAACTGGTCCTCAGCAGACAAGTGGTAACCCCCTTACTACGTATTGTAATTCGGATCATAACATTGATGCTACTGATGAATCCATTGTTAATTTAGGTACAACTAGTGTTGAGCAAACCATGCTTAATCTAGGTTTCATACTTAAAACACGACACTCTGATTCTCTACATTTTGTTACGTTTTTGAAAGGTTGGTGGGTTCCCGGTTTGGATGGTAAAGATTATTGGCTTCCTTTACCTAGTGCGTGCTTGAAAATTGGCAAAACCCTCGAAAGTCCATGTAAAACTATGAAAGTTTCTGATCCGAATTTAGCTATTGGTATGGCTGTTTATTCGTTGGCTCGTAGTCCAGGATTTATCCCATTGGAGTACCCTATTTTGGGACCAGTGGTGCATAAGATGCTGACTTTAGGTGTCAAGAATGAAATTCGATTTGAACGTTCCTATAAGAAATTAGAAGTGAAAAGTGTTGGAGCTTTGAACTTAGAATTGATATATGGAGCGATTTTTCATAGGTATAACATTTCTCGAGAGGAGATTGCCAGTTTTCATGAGCTTGTCGACTCAATAGATAGATTACCCGTGTTATTATCCCATGACATTTTTTCAAAATTATTATTTGATTATGAATGACTGACCGTTCGGTTTTCAACTAAATGGTCACGGGTAATCCAATTTACTATGGAGTCCGTAGCTGGTGCTGAGAAGAAGATCAAGACGTTGTCTGAGAAGTGTGGTGCATCTGAGGATGGTACCTTGTGGTTTAAGGAAGTTACTGATCCTTTTTCTGACACTCCTCGTCGACCTGTTGGTTTTCCTGACATGATCACTGGTAATTCAGTGATTCAAGTCGTTAAACTTTCTAAGACTATTACTACAGGTACTGAAGCAGAAGATATGCATATTTTCATGGATAACGTGGAAACTAAGTGTCTCTTATGTGAAAGTCCTTTAAAGTCAGCGATTGGATCGTACGGTGGCGCTTTAAATGTGACTGCGGCCGGTGGCGTAGCTCCGATATTCGAGCGTGGGGGAATCAATGTGCGACGTGGACCAGTTGGTGAGGATCTCACTGCTGGTTACGGAACAGATTGGATCCAATTACCACAGCAATATTGTGAGTCTGGTTCCACCCGAGTGGTTTCTAAAGCTATTGAAATTCATAATGTTTCGAACAAGCTTAACGTTGGTGGTGGTTTGACTGTCTATCGAGATACTGGATCTATTCCATATTCAGAGACAGAAGCTATCACGTGTTATGCTCCCAGTTCAGACACTATTAGTATTACTCATGCTGCTAGAGAACTTAGTCGTGTCCCTGAAAATTTGGCGTCTGTTACCCGGATCCCGGGCTCTCAAGCATGGACAGCTGAAGAAGGTGCTTATGTTGTGGCGACAATGGCGGCCCAAACCAACAATCCTGGAGATGAGAAATATGGATTGGTAGTTGATCAGGATTCAGCAAATTTGGCTGGTAATTTGTATGCAAACGTTGTAAATAGCGATTCCACAAAACCCCCAACTTTGATGCCTAATCACCAACTCTTTACTCCTTTCTTTCTTGCAGGTGCTTATTTGACTGGACTCCCTCCCGGGTCTGAGATAATTATTAATGCAATTTGGATTTTGGAACGCTTTGTTGACACTACTAACCTGGATTTAGTTGTCATGGCTCAACCGTCTCCTTTCTTTGACTCTGTAGCTTTAGAACTTGCTTCTAAAACTGTCATGAGACTCCCTCATGGAGTTCCTGTTGATAGGAATGATGATGGAGATTGGGTGAAAACCATCGCTGATGTCCTAGGAGCTTTCGGAGTTCCCGGCATGCCTTTAGTTAAAGGTGCTGTTGATGTTTATAACGCTGTTTCTCGTCCGAGGGAAAAGGTGAAAGAAGATAAAAATAAGAAAAGAATAGCTGAACTTGAGGCGCAGATTATGCGTATAACAGGTTCACCTAGTAAATCGAATGTTCAATTATCTCGAAAACCTGCTCCAAAGAAACAACCTTTACAACAACAAGTGATGAAAGCCCAACCCAAGAAAGAAATGGTGCGTGTCTCTTCTGTACAAGCTTCAAAACCACGAGTTCAACTATCTCAGAAACAGTCTGCATCCGGTCCTGTCCGGAAGACTGTAAGATAGGGTGGGACTCCAATCGGCAACCCATAGCATGTGGCTTAAGCTTTGGCCCCCATGTGTTATGCCGGGAATTGGGCGTTCCCGACGTAGGTGAGCCTTTCCGCCCTCCCTGAGTATTATGATGTCTGTGCTTTTAGCACATTGATTGATAAAGAAAAGGATTCGAGGGGTAGACGCAAAATTGGTGTTATGGCCGTGTTGGCTGTGTAATATGTGTAGGACGGAGGCTAGGAGCCATAATCTTGAATACATTTTTCCTGACCAGAAAGTAAATATTACACATTCGAACATAGCCTTACTAACATTTATGGGAGGTTACATTCCCACGTCTTGCAATTTTAAAATTTAGTAGGTTACAATAGCTTGAGATCTCAGGGTGTTACTTAGGGTGGGTGAAAATCCCGATTATCCCGATAATGTATAAAATCCCGCAGAAGATCTTCGCTAATAGAGTTTTCACGACTCTTGCCTTTGGAGTGGCCGCTGTCTGATAAAGCGGTATACAGATATTCAGACGTATATATTTATGACGAAACAAATCAATTTATAAAGTTTTAAGGTAGATAAACTAGTGCCACAGACTCACTGTGTATCCTTGTCATTTCCTAAATAGGCGAAATGACCGACTTGGTAGTTAAGGTAGCTAACTACACAGCTTTCTGTAGTTTCAAGGAAAGTGAAAATTACAGACTTATTCGGAGGGCTCTAGTGCATCGTGCAAAGAACTCTGACCCGGCTTAGAAATTTCTTGATGAAAGAAACCCGTCGCTCTTAAATAGAGGGTGTG